AAAGTTCTGTGGAAGATCTAGTATGCGAATTAAATGATTAAGAAGTTCTTGAGCAGGTACACCAAGCTCAAGTAGTGTTGGCATAACTGCTAGGTATTCTTGTTTCTTTACCGCTTCGCTTACTGGTGTAGCACCAGTATCATTTGCATAGAAAGTAAAGTCACCTGTTAAATCTTTAATGCGAATAACTTCTGGTTGACCATCAATTAAAATAACATCACCATCATCTTTTAAATACAACTTCATCATTGATATATATACATTGGCTATATGTTCAATTGCCGCATCTCTTTCTCTTGCCAATCGTCCAATCTCAGAAGAAGAATAGGCGGCAAGTGCAGTGATTTCTGTTGCTGTTGCTCTGCTACTTTCACCCCGCGTAAAAGGAGCCAACACGGAACCGCGTTCGAAATCATCTTGCACTTGTTGTACATATCGTTCAAGTTCTGCTGGAACTGGTGTGTGAGGTACAGAAAGTATAGAGTTTGATAACTGCTGACCTTGACTCAACTCCACTTCAATAAATTCACCATCATTCCCTTGTGCCAACTTTGACATAGCTTCAGCATCAAAAACACCACTTTCTACTACCCATTGTCTAGCAGCACGCCTAACCATTGACGCTTGGTATGTTCTAAGTATATTTACTTCTTGAACTTGATCG